GCATCTTTAGTGACGCTATACTTTTTAGTAAAGGCGTTAACAGGATGACAGATAAAGTATTAGAAGCAGTACGTGAGGCAAGTATATCTATTGCGTGTCTNATGGATGACTGTGATTTTGTGCAGGTTAATCACCACCCTATGAAGATACTCGTTCTACAAAAAGATATAGAACATATCCAAGATCAGATAACTATCATAGAGAATTACCTTGACCCATTCGTGGTTGCAGAACTAGAGGAGATGAAAGATTCCTAAGTACAACATTACAATGACAGAACAAAATATACTAATAGATTCAGGTGATCCGTATGAGATGTACAGACACTTGGCTATGTGGGCTGACTATTATGCTTTACAATACAAAGAGTATGGTATACTACCTAGCAATGTAACAATAAAGGAGATAGATTAATGTCTGTAGATAGATATAAAATAGGACTGTCAGTAAATGGTACTGAGAAAATAGTGGAATGTGATGACACATATCCTGACGTACATGACTGGAAGAGTGCTGTGGAGTTTGCTTTTAAACTGGTTGACTATAACATACCAGATGCTAAGATAGACCTACTCTTCTGTGAGGACTGGGAGTCTGAGGAGTATAAAGACTATGACTATGTGCATAGTGTACCACCAAACATAATGTAAGGGGGATAATGAATGTCTAAGTCTGACTATACTATTCGTTGTATAACTAAGGGTGAGTGTGCTGATTTATTACAAGCACATCACTATCTTACAAATATATCACGAGGATTTAAGTCAGGTGATAACTATGGTTTAATGTATCTTGACACAGTTGTAGGTGTCTGTATCTTTACTGGACTACCTGTACCTGAGTTAAGCAAAGGTATGTTTGGACTAGATAGAAACAATCAGGAAGGGTTGTATGAGTTGTCACGTTTAGTACTACACCCAGACCACCAAGTGCGTGAACACAATTTAGCAGGGTGGTTTGTAGCTAGGTCTATTAAGTTATTGAAAGAAAAGAATAATGTGAGGGCTATACTATCTTACGCTGATGATGACTACCACAGTGGTACTGTTTACAAAGCGTTAGGTTTTGACTATTATGATCTGACTGATATGAAGTCTGACTTTTGGATAAAACAAAATGATGGCACATACATAAAACATAATCGTGGTGCAACCAAACATCTTGAAGGTGAATGGAGACCACGTTCACGCAAACACAGATTTTTAAAAGTGTTTGATAATACACTAGAAGTAAAATGGAAAAAGGGGAATAATGATGAATAGATTTATAGTAGACTACCACCCTGACGCTATAGCTAAAGCGTTGTGTGACCAACACGTAGTGAAGATGCCACTAGAAGAAGCACAGATGCTATGCACTAGCCTGTGGCATCATGCACCAGAGTATGCAGAGGAGAATGAGTTGTACAAACCTGTGCATCAAAAGCACCCCTGTACACTATGGGCAATGGAGACACGATCTAACTATGCTTTTGCTTGGCTGACCTATCAAAGTATGTTGAATGAATATACCCACAGGTATGGAAAAAATCATGGTGCAGGTAAACACGCCCTTGCTTTGTTCAAAGGTACAAAGTATATACCTGAAGGTGGTATGACACCACACCCTCAGTGTTTCAGTGGTCATGATGATTGTAAGACAGAGGAGAACTATCCTGTTGAAGCCTATCGTGCATTCTACAAGCGTGACAAGATGGGCTTTGCTAGGTGGAACAAGAACAGAGCTATGCCTGAGTGGTTGCAAGCTGTTGCATAGTAGCCACACAGATATAACAAAAGAAATTTATTGCTATCTTGGATCATAAAGTAGTGATATAACAAAGGCACAGTTGCCATAACCAAGGAGAAATAATATGCTATCATACACCAACATAACGATGCGTACTAAACACGTACAACGATACAAGTATAATCATAAGACAAGTAAGTCTACTGAGCTAAAGAAACCTATTGTTACATATACTAACCACATTTTAGATGCTGATACCTATGACTTAGGTACGTTGTACAAGATGATGGATTACGTAAGTGACGTAGGACATAACGTAGAAGTATCGTTCACTATAGAAAAGGAGTACTAAACAATGCCATTTGATTTAACAAACGAACTAGACGTACCATACAACCTAGACTTTGAGGTAGGCTTTGAGCCAACCAGAGTGAAGGATAAGAAGTATGTCATTAACATGCAGACAGGCCAACCTATTGCTATCATAGGTGAGGGTGCTACAGCTAGAAGTCATGGTGATTTCTTTCGTAGTGTCTGGGATGTAATGTCCAATGACCTACCTGCATCTGACCTAGAGGATGCAACAGTAGACTTTAAGTCAGCACGTAATGGTGGGTGGACTATGCTTGATGTCAAACTACCTAAGATCAGGACTACCATTGAAACTAAGAAACATATTACAAAAATATCACAGAGATTGATAGCTGTGCATGGTATTGATGGTACTGCCTCACCTGCTACATGGTTTGGTGCAATAGATTCCTTCTGTACTAATGGTATGATCACTGGTGATTACGACAAGGTGCGTAAGAAGAATACATCAGGCTTCACACTGTCAGGCTTTCAGCATGAGTTGTCTAAAGCTAAGACAGACTTTAACCTACAGGGTAAGAGACTACAGACATGGGCAGAGACAGACTTTACTTATGTAAGTGTACACAAATTGCTTGAGGACATCATGAAGTCAGAGCGTAAAGCTAAGAAGATGTATGAGTTGTACATGCAAGAGGCAAGTGTACGTGGTCACAATAAGTTTGCATTGTATAGTGCCTTCACTAACTATGCTTCCTATGCTGATGAGCGTAATGGATTCAGCCTACGTAATACAGGTAATGACACACAGGCTGTGAGTATGTTCTCACGTGAGCAAGAGGTATCCAAGTGGATNAGTACACCTCTNTGGCACAACGTAGAGAACCTAAGAGAGTACGCATAATGAATAAACTACCAAGGTATGTAGTTAAACAAGACAATGGTGACTATAGATTTAACCCACCTAAAAATCTTATAGATGAGGGTGTAGTCACCAGAAAATCTTATGGTACTGACCTACAGAAAGTACGTAGGTTGGTACGTAAGGACAATGAAGCCATTGATAACTGGCGTGACATACAGTCACAGGTATTAGTAATTACAAAAAATAGTAACTTCAAAGAGTTAGTAGAATACTTTTATTTATCTAATGATTTCAATGTGTTACGAGACAAAACTAAAGTAGATTACAAATATTTTCTAGGTGTAGCGTGTGATAAATTTGCAACAGTCAAATATAAAAAGATAACTACTAAGTTGGCAAAGTCAGCTTACGAAGACTGGGTTACACAAGGTGTTAGCTTTGCAAATCATATTGCTACATGCACTTCCCGTATCTTTAACTATGCTATTGAAATGGAACAGGCTATTCTAAATCCATTCTCTAATATAAAACGTAAGTCAACTAAAAGAAGAAAGGTAGTGTGGACAGAAACTAATGTAAAAGAATTTCTGGACACAGCCTACTCTGACTTTTCCAGTAGAAATATAGGTCTTATTGTACAGATGGCATATGAATGGTGTCAGAGACTAGGAGACATGAGAACACTAGAATGGGATAATATACAGTGGGATACAAGTAGACTATGTCTAGAGCAAAGTAAACGTAGAGCCGAGGTGTTTTTACCTATTTCAGACAACTTAATTGGTATGTTAAAGGATCAGCATAAAGACTTTGGCTTTCAGAGGTATGTAGCACCCCATGTAAAGCCCATACAGGGTGTGTACGAACCCTACACCTTACAGAAACTATCTAAGAATGGAAGGGCTATCATGCGTAAGGCCAAGCTACCTGAGACACTACGTCTAATGGACTTGAGAAGGACAGGTGTTACACAAATGGTTGATGCAGGTGTACCACTGGGGCAAATTATGGCAGTAACAGGGCATACACATGTGTCTTCTGTGCAACCATACATGAAACATACCTACACAAGTGCAAATTCAGCATTGACACAGAGAACAGATAGTTTAGAATCTACGAAGTAGTAACAAAGAAAGTGATACATTATGAATGTAAATAATATTATAAATGATTTATCACTTGTAAATGGTGAGTCAAAGAGATTAGATTGTCCATCATGTAATAGAACTAATACATTTACAGTGACCAATAATATGGGAACTATATTGTATAACTGTTATAGTAATAATTGTAGTTTGTCTGGTAAGAAGAATGTGAAGCTAAGTAGTGAGGATATACGTAAGTCTATTAGTCCTACAACTACAGAGAATAGTATACCTTTTATAAAACCGGATTGTCTAGTAAAAGATAACAAAGCAATATCTATATTCTGTAAGAAATGGGATATAGACCCTGATGAACTAGGTCTGTTGTATGATGTAAAGGAAAGCCGTGTTGTATTCCCAGTGTTAGAGTCAGGTGTAATGGTAGATGCTAGTGGCAGAAGTATCACACACCGAATACCAAAGTGGAAACGATATGGTAAAAGTAGCTTGCCTTATAGCTATGGTAATGGTAGTGTAGCTGTAGTTGTTGAGGACTGTATAAGTGCTGCAATTGTAGGTAGTGATGTATATGTCGGGGTTGCTGTGTTGGGTACATCCCTATCAGAAGAACACAAGAGGTTCTTATCACAGTTCTCAACAGCCATTGTAGCTCTAGACCCCGATGCACTACCCAAGACAATACAATTTACTAAAGAACTAAGGGGCTACGTTGACACTGTAGTTGCCTTCAAACTAACTAATGATTTAAAATATAGACACCCTAACGACATTGAAAAACTAACAACACTAGGAGTAAAATATGGAATTAACATTAATACGTAGTCTAATGGATAGAGACTTCTATGATGATCACAAGGGTGCAAAGTGTCCTGACAGATTATTTAGTAAGGATGTACGTAAGATTAAAAATGCTGTAGATTTAGCTATGAAAAGATACGAGCGTACTGTTACACCTGCTGAGATTGAAGCTCTGTTTATGTCTAACAATGCTCAACTTACAACAGCACAGAAACAGGCATACACATCTCTGTTTAACCAGATTAAGAAAGAACCCTTAATGGGTAATGACATAGCACAGGAAGTTCTGTCTAAGTTATTTCAACAGGTAGTAGGTGAAGACGTAGCTAATCTAGGATTTGAAATGGTCAATGGTACTATGTCTAACCTAGAGCCTATACGTAATATACTAGAACAGTATGGGGATGACTTCACCCCTGATTTAAACATTGAATGGGATAACATGGATGTTGAGACATTGCTTGCTAAGAATGATCTTGAAGCCAGATGGACGTTTAATATACCTACACTTACACGTAAGATAGAAGGTGTGAATGAAGGACACCTGATTGAGGTAGGTGCTAGACCTAACACAGGTAAGACATCCTTCCATGCCAGTTTAGTTGCAGGGCCAAATGGTTTTGCACAGCAGGGTGCTAAGTGTATCATACTATGTAATGAAGAAGGTCCACATCGTGTAGGTGCTAGATACTTAACAGCAGCTACAGGCATGACCATGCATGAAGTAAAGGCTAACCCCAGTAAGGCAAGGGATATATACTTACCCATAAGTGATAATATTAAAGTTAAAGATTCTACAGGTAGAGACATGTCTTGGGTAGAGAGTATGTGTAAATCATACAAACCCGACATAGTTATACTAGACATGGGAGATAAGTTTTCTAAGGCAGGTGGTTATGCTAGACCAGATGAAGCACTCAAGGCTAATGCCATACATGCACGACAGATAGCTAAACAACATGGTTGTGCTATATTTTATATGTCACAGCTATCTGCTGATGCAGAGAACAAGGTTGTATTAAATCAGGCTATGATGGAAGGATCACGTACAGGTAAAGCTGCTGAAGCTGACCTAATGATCCTGATAGCTAAGAACCCACCTGTTGAAGGACAGGAAGAAGAAGATACACAAAGACATTTGAATGTAGTTAAAAATAAACTGTCGGGGTGGCATGGTATTGTACACTGTGAACTAAACTACAGAACTGCAAGGTATGAAGTATGACACAACAGGAACTATTTATAATAGAAGAACTACCAGAAGAGTATATAGAAGAAGGAATTATATGCATAAAGTGTGATGTACGTCAACCTCTCTATAACTTTCAGAGTCCTAGACCTACTATGGGTAATTCTACTGGAGAAATAAAAAGAACTTGTAAATCTTGTCATAGTGGACATAGTAAGATTATTAGAAAACTTAAAGAGGAAAACGCTTACCCATATAAAAATTATTGTTGCCCTATATGTAGTAGGGATGTATTAGAACTTAGTCGTCACGGAAAAAGTAAACTGAGTACATGGGTTTTAGATCACTGCCATGATACCAATACCTTTCGTGGTTGGGTGTGTTCACATTGCAACACTGGATTAGGTGGTTTTAAAGATGACTTGACAATAATTAAAAAAGCTGTTAAATATTTAAAGAGGCATAAGGAGAGTTTAGATGATGCACAAACCACCAAGGATTAAGTACTACGTAGAGTATGAGATCAATGCAGAACATGATACAGAGAGTATAACTATGTTTGCTCATGGGCCACAAATGGTACGAGATATACTTGATAGTTATATTGTAGCTAAGATAGAGGAAATTGAATGAATGTTGTAACAGTTTTAGATGTAGAGAATACTACTATTAAACGTAACAATAAACTTATGCTTGATCCTTTTGAATCTGAAAATTCATTGACAATGGTAGGAATGTTAAATCACTCTGGAGAAAAGATAGTTACATTTGATCATAGTGAGCAACAACCTACTACTGAGGGTGGAAGTATTGTCCAGAACATTCTGGATGATACCCACCTCTTGGTGATGCAAAATGCCATACACGATTTAACATGGTTATGGGAATCTGGCTTTACCTATACTGGAGAGATCTTTGATACTATGCTTGGTGCTTATATAATCCAACGAGGACAGAAAGAACCATTGAGTCTGGAGTACTTAGCAGAAAGATACAACTGTGATACACAGAAGATGGGTACACTAAAGGATTACTTCAACAGAGGATATACGACCAGAGAGATACCACATGAGGAGTTGTCACAATACTTATCTGCTGACTTACATGCTACTATGGAGTTGTATGATAAGATAAATGATCAGCTTAACACACACGATACAGGCTTAGTGGATACCGTAAAACTAACCAATCAAATATGCATACATCTTGCACGTATCTATCAGAAGGGTTTTAATGTTAATCAAGAAGCACTTGAAGAAGTACGTAAAGAGTTTGAAGCTGAGAAGCAAGAGTTGTTAGCTAAGTTACAGTTGCAGGTGCATGAGCTAATGGGTGACAGACCTATTAATCTTAATAGTCCAGAGCAGTTGTCTTGGATTATCTACAGTAGAAAACCTAATGACAAACCTATGTGGGCTAACTCATTTAGTTCAAGGCTAACACCATCTGAGTTTAGATCTATTACTAAGCAGAACTCTGTTGTATTATACAAACAAAAGGCACGACAGTGTACTACATGTAGGGGTACAGGTAAGGTACGTAGAACTAAGAAGAATGGTACACCATTTGTTAAAACAAGTAAGTGCTTAGAATGTAAGTCAGAAGGGTATCTCTTTACTAATACAGATACTATAGCAGGTCTAAAGTTTGCTGCACCTAACCCCGATTGGGTAAGCGCACACGGATTTAGTACCAGTAAAGACAACCTTATAAAGCTAGAGACCAATGCTAGAGAAAGAGATTTTAAGACTGCTGTTGTATTTTTGCAACGGGTTAGAAGATTATCAGCACTAGACACATATTTATCTAGCTTTGTTGATGGTATATCTACACACATTAAATCAGATGGTATGCTACACGTTCAGTTACTACAGCACAGGACAGGTACAGGCAGGTTGTCTGGAGCTAACCCTAACATGCAGAACATGCCACGTGGTCAGACGTTTCCTGTAAAGAAAGTGTTTGTGTCACGATGGGAAGGTGGTAAAATACTTGAGGCAGATTTTGCACAGTTAGAGTTTAGAGTTGCTGCATTCCTTAGTCAGGATAAGATAGCTATACAAGAAGTGTCAACAGGATTTGATGTACACAGTTACACAGCTAAAGTTATCAGTGATGCAGGGCAGAAGATATCACGACAAGATGCAAAGGCACATACATTTGCTCCCTTGTATGGTGCAAGTGGATTTGGTAGGACAGAAGCAGAAGCGTCCTATTATCAACAGTTTACTACTAAGTACAAAGGTATATCAGAGTGGCATAAGAGATTAGCTAATGAGATACTTACTACTGGTAAAATAAAAACACCATCTGGTAGAGAGTTTACATGGCCCGATGTACAGCGTAGACGGAATGGAAGTGTGACATATTTCACACAGATAAAGAATTATCCTGTTCAATCCTTTGCAACTGCTGACATTGTACCCATATCTCTGATATACATAGATAAGTTACTAGAAGCAAATAAGATGGAAAGTTGTATAGTAAATACAGTACACGACAGTATAGTTATTGATGTACATCCCAATGAAGTAGATAAGGTAATACGAATAGTAAAAGCAACGAATAATAATCTAATTAACATAGTAAATACTAAATGGAATATAGACTTTAATGTACCTTTATTATTAGAGGCAAAGATTGGAGATAATTGGCTTGACACAAAAGATGTGGCATGATATAACTAAGAACCTTATGAGATATAACAGGAGAAATAAATGAACGAGATAGCAAACATAAATACAAATGACTATGCAGCAATGGCTAAAGCTATGGGCATGGTAATGGATACAGGAGCTAATAAAGAAAAAGCTGATGCACTAGCACGTGTACGTATTAACCACTCACCCATCATGGGTAGATCAGAAGTTAAAGGTAAGATGGTTAATGTAGAAGTTGTGAGTGGTGGTACATACAAACTGGACATACCAGATGGACCAACATACTATTCTGATACAGCTACCATACGTCCTTACATGCAAAGGTTTATGCATAAGCGTTTTGTAATGAAGACAGATACTACACCTAATCGGTATATTAAAACTATTATGGCTGACAACTTGAATGTTGATCTAAAAGATAATGATGGTGGTTTTAATTGTGGTAAACCTGCAGGTTATATACAAGATTTTAAATCTTTACCTGAGAAGATGCAAGACCTTCTGAAGCAGATCAAGCGTGTACGTGTACTGTTTGGTACTATAGAGTTAGACAATCCTGTGGATGAGACAGGTGCATCAGTTACGATAGGTGCTACGCCATTCATATGGGAAGTTGAGAACAGAGATGCTTTCAAAACCTTTGGTACAAATGTGTTTAATAAACTTAATAAGATGAAACGTCTTCCGATACAGCACTATGTGAAGTTAGCTACAGAGGAACGTAAGCTACCCAATGGTAGTTGTTTTTATCTTCCATCTGTTACTCTTGACCTGTCTAACACCCTTGATATGGATGATGAAGCACAGGAGATATTTGCTAACTTCTTAGCATGGGTAGCTAACTATAATGGTTACATAACAAATGCATGGAATGAAAGTATGCATAAACATGAAGAGGTTGATAAGAGTACTGTTGATGATTTTATTGACATAACTGCAGAGGAATTTGCTTAATGAAAAAAGAGTCAGAGTCGGAACATTGGTATAGTAAAACAGGAGAATCTGCATATACTATAGTAGGTTCAAATGGCAAAGAACGCAACACCAATTTACGGGATGCTAGGAAACATGGTTACGTACCATCTGTTACTACTATCCTTGGTGTTGCAGCCAAGCCATCTTTAGAGAACTGGAAGATCAATCAGGCTCTGAACTCAGCACTTACGTTAAAGAAAGAAGATGACGAAAGCGTAAACCAATTCTTTTATAGATGTAAAGAACACTCAAAGAGTATAGGTAAAGAGGCAGCAGAGATGGGTACAACCATCCATGCAATGATAGAGCAAGGGTTTGCAGGTGGGGCAGAGACTAAGCCCTACCTAGCAATCAAGAAGTACTTAGACGAGACATTCCCTAACGAAAAGTGGATTGCAGAAGACTCGTTCTGTGCTGACTTAGGTTATGGTGGTAAGATTGATTTACACTCTGAGACAGGAATATTTGTTGACTTTAAGACTAAGGATAACTTGGAGAGTAAACAAAAGACACCTTCTAGTTTAGTATTTCCGGAACATGGTATGCAACTATCTGCTTATGCTGAAGGGTGTAACGTCAAAGATCCTGAGAGGATATCAATTTTTGTAGATAGAAAAGATACAGAACTAATAATACCTTGGAGATGGAGTAAAGAGTCACACGCTAAACATATAACTATGTTCACTAGCCTATTGACATACTGGAAGTTGTTAAAGAACTACGACCCATCTGATGCGTAATGTCAAACAGTTTAAGGCTGCATTAAAATATGGGTATCGTAGTGGTCTTGAAATAAAGGTATCTGATTACTTAAAGGAATTACAACAAGACTTTAGATATGAATGTTTTAAAATAGAGTGGGAAGACTTAATGTATAGAACATATACACCAGACTTCCTACTACCTAATGGCATTATAATAGAAGTAAAAGGTCGTTTTGTGACTGCAGATAGGCGTAAACATCTGGCTATACAAAAGCAACATCCAAACCTTGACATTAGGTTTGTGTTTGAGAGCAGTAAAAGAAAATTAAATAAGGGTTCTAAGGGTACATATGCAAGCTGGTGTGAAAAGTACAATTTTTTATATTATGACAGAATTATTCCACAAGAATGGTTAAAAGAAAATAATAAAAAAACAAAAACACTATGGCAATTAAGTGATAAAAGTGTTATACCTTTCCCATTAAAGAAAACAAGGAGAACATAGTATGGAAGAAAAAATATACATAGACTTTGAACCTAACGATTTTATTATAAGAATTACTCCTGTACTAGATGGGAATAATAAGTGGGTAGGAGAGTTAAGAGTTGGAACTATAACTACAGATGATAACACACTAGATGATGAAGACTATTCTCACTTAATGTATTTATCTACTATGTTATGTGCTTCTGTACCTTTCATGGAACAGGATGATAAATTTAGAAGTATGCTAGACAAGTATACTCAGGAAACATTAGAGCCAGTTAAGACTAAACCTACAATAGAATCTATTAAAGATAATGTTGTAAAGTTAAAATTTCATTAGGGGTCACTATGAAAGTAAAAGTATATCTTAATTTGAATCTAGATGAAGACGATTATCCAATACCTGTTGACGGGTTTGTTGATGAAGAAATAAATGAGGCAATACATGAATTTATATATGATATTGATGGTATGACTATAGATACAATTAGAATAACAACGGAGTAGACACATGAGTAATTATTTACCAACAGATTATCAAGCGTTTATACATACATCTCGTTACGCAAGATGGTTGGACAAAGACAAAAGAAGAGAGAACTGGGGAGAGACTGTAAGCAGGTATGTAGATTACATGGCTGATAAAATAGGGTATAACCTAGACACTAAAATACGTAATGATCTATACGATGCTATTGCTAGTCTAGCTGTGATGCCGTCTATGAGAGCTATGATGACTGCTGGCCCTGCACTAGACAGAGATAATACAGCAGGGTACAATTGTAGCTACCTACCTGTAGATGACCCCAAGAGCTTTGATGAAGCTATGTTTATACTCCTTTGTGGTACAGGTGTTGGGTTTAGTGTTGAACGACAATACATATCTAAGCTACCAGAGATACCACCACTGTATAATAGTGATACAACTATAGTGGTCAAGGATAGTAAAGAAGGTTGGGCTAAAGCACTACGTCAACTGCTTGCATTACTATGGGCAGGTGAGATACCCAAGTGGGATGTGTCATTAGTTAGACCTGCAGGAGCTAAACTAAAAACATTTGGTGGTAGAGCATCTGGCCCTGCACCATTGATAGATTTGTTTATGTTTGTGGTTGGTACATTTAAGACAGCACAGACTCGTAAGCTATCAAGCATAGAGTGTCACGACATTATGTGTAAGATAGGTGAGATAGTTGTTGTTGGTGGTGTACGTAGGTCAGCTATGATCAGTCTATCTAATCTATCTGATGATCGTATGAGACATGCTAAGTCAGGTAACTGGTGGGAAGCTGCCCCTCATAGAGCGTTGTCAAATAACAGTGTGTGCTATACAGAGAAGCCCGACATGGAGACATTCTTACGTGAGTGGACAGCACTTGTAGAATCTAAGTCAGGTGAGCGTGGTATCTTTAACAGACAGGCTGCACAGAAACAAGCAGCTAGGAATGGTAGACGAGATGCTGACTGGGAGTTTGCTTGCAACCCTTGTTCTGAGATAATCTTACGACCATACCAATTCTGTAATCTTACAGAGATAGTTGTACGAGCAACAGATGATATTAAGAGTCTATCTAAGAAAGTAGAACTTGCCACCATCTTGGGTACTATACAATCTAAGTTTACAAAGTTTCCATACTTACGTAAGGTGTGGCAGAATAACACAGAAGAAGAACGTCTACTTGGTGTGTCACTTACAGGTATCATGGATAATGCTATGATGACTAGTAAGAACAAAGGTCTTGAGCAGACACTCAATCATCTCAGGTTGGTTGCAGTCAAGACAAATAAAGAATGGGCTGAAAGATTAGATATACAACAATCTACTGCTGTCACTTGTGTAAAACCATCTGGTACTGTATCACAATTAGTAGATAGTGCTAGTGGAATACATGCAAGGCATAGTCATCACTACGTCAGAACTGTAAGAGGTGACAACAAAGATCCACTTACACAGTTTATGATTGATCAGGGTGTACCTGCAGAACTATGTGTAATGAAACCTGACACTACAACTGTGTTTAGTTTTCCTATTGCCTCACCCAAAGGTGCTGTAACTAGGAATGATATGACTGCCATTCAACAGCTAGAGATGTGGCTGATGTATCAAAGACATTGGTGTGAACATAAACCATCTGTTACTATCACAGTGCGTGATGCAGAGTGGATGGAAGTTGGTGCGTTTGTATATAAACATTTTGATGAGATGTCAGGTGTGTCATTTTTACCACACTCTGATCATAGTTATCAACAAGCACCATATCAGGATTGCACTAAGAAAGAATATGAGGCATTATCAAAGAAACTTCCAAAGAACATTGACTGGTCATTACTGTCCAGTTATGAGGAAGAAGATAATACAGTAGCAATGCAGACGTTAGCCTGTTCAGGAGATGTGTGTGAAATAGTAGACTTGACATAAGGAGATCATCATGGTATTACCAACGGACAGTAAGGAAAGAAAAGCAATACCTGTATACACAGGATTTATTAAATACTTTCCTAGAGCTATTGCAGAAGTAGCAAAGATATCTTATGTTGGTGGTTTACAACATGGGCAGACACCNGAGACTTTATTCTGGGATAGGACAAAGTCTAAGGATGAACTAGACGCAATGATGCGTCACTTACTAGACGAAGACTGGGCGCAGGTAGCTTGGAGAGCTATGGCTAACCTAGAAAAACAATTAGAGAAGGAGATAACATGAAGATTACTGTAGAAGATAAAGAGTATGAAATAGACGAAAAGAATGAAGACATTATGGGTGTAGTAAGAACACTCTCTACTGGTAATAATTCGTTAAAGATACTCAATCACATGTCACAATGTGTACAGGCTATACAAAATACTAAGACAGATGAATTAAAACTTAAACTCAATCCAAAGGAGTAGTACATGCANAGAATGTTAACACGTAAAGAAAGAGGTCTTGGAAAATATGATGCCCCACTGAAGGTTCAATTTCAGAGAGGCTATGATGATTTCAAGAGGGGTAGAATAAACAACCCCTTTCATATGGATACTATGCAGTTTAGAGAGTGGGATAGAGGCTTTAACAAAGCCTTCAGTGAGAACTTAAAGAGAGTTACTAAGCATGAACAAACTAGAAACAGAAGCCCAGAATTGGCTAAAGGAGAAGTACAAAATGTCAGACTTTAATTCGTATCAAAGGTCATCAGCAAAGACAGCTATCTACGATGATAAGTATAAGATATCCTACCCTGCACTTGGGCTTGCAGGAGAGGCAGGAGAAGTAGCCAATAAAGTAAAGAAATTAATGAGGGATGGTGTAAATAATATGCCAGATAATTGGAGAGATGATATTGCTAGTGAGATAGGAGATGTACTATGGTACTGTGCTGCACTGGCAACGGATCTTAATTTATCTCTTGGTACAATAGCAGGTC